TTCCAGTTCTTTAAAACCAGATTGCAACTCCTTTGCTTTAGTTTGAGCGTCGTTAATTCTATTTATTCTGAAGGTTTCTTCAATCTCCTGATCACAGGTCGGGCATACCGTATTCTCTGTAAAAAATTTATGTTCCTTCGTAATGGTTGATACTTTGTTAGAAATCTTACCCTTAAGGTTACCAAGTTTACGGAGTTTATCATTTGCTCCCACATATGAACTCAACACTTTATTAAAATCATCAAGTTCTTCTACGATTTTAATATTCTCATTCATGAACTTGTTTTCTTCAACCAAAAGTTCTGAGATCTGACTCTCCTTTCTCTTGATATTTTCCGCAGCACGATTTTCAAGTTCTTCGATAAAGTTCTTCTGCATCTTAACTTTATCTTCTAAAGATTCTTTCTTAAGTTGAAAGACTTTGACTTCTTCTTTGACTTGACGGATCTTCTCTTTGAGAATTGCATTCATCGATGAAAAGATCTTAATGTCAAGAAGATCTTCAATCACCTCTCTCCTACTGTTGATAGGAAGTTGCATGAAAGGAACAAAGTTACTACTACCCAGAATCACAATCTGAGTGAAAGACTTATAGTTCATCTTGATCACATTCTGCTCAAACCATTTCTGCTGATCCATGGCAGAGGCAGCTTGATCCAACAGAGAATTGTTGCGCCATATCTCAAAGGTATTTGGTTTGATACCACGCACCACTTTCCACTTTGTTCCACCAATAGAGAACTCAACCTCTACTAGACAATCTTTCTCATTGACAGAGTTGACAAGTTGTGGTTTATTAATCTTACGAAATGGTTTACCAAACAAAGAAAAGGTAAGCGCATCCAACATGGTGGACTTACCTGTCCCATTCGTTCCTAGAATGAGAGTTGTTGTGTGTTCAGTAAACGATAGTTCAGTGAATTGATTTCCCGTGGAGAGAAAATTTTTCCAACGAATACATTCAAATAAAATCATGCTCTTCTTTAGGCGGGATCACAAAGTCATGGGAACTGATAACAGTATACCTGTAATCATGAAATTCACAAGTTTTTATCATTATATCATCTTCTACTTCAATCACATGCATCTCAGGACTACCTTGGTCTTCCATCATCATAGCATATCTCATCGCATCATCCTCCTCATCAAACAGGTAAAGGATTTGATCGCCATCATCATCTGTTACCGAATATGCCCCCTCTTTCTCCTGACCATGAATTGTAATGATATACATTAGATCAACTCACATGCCTCTTGATACACCTCATGAATAGTTTTTTGAATTAAGGATTTATCCAAAGGCACATCTGCCTCTTGAATGTATCTATTCAAAATCGTCAGAGTATCCTCTGATTCAAACGTATCAGACTCTACTTTATCATACCATCCACCAAAATCAAAGTTTTCAACAATCTTTAGATCAGCGACATTTGATGTCTGAAGTTTGTCAACGAACTTCTCAAACTTCTTGGTGTCTGATTTTTTACGAACAACTACTTTGACAATCTTGTCCTCATACTCACGAGTATCAAACGTTTGATGAGGAGTGTCCTCATAGTAAATGTTATGGAATAGTTTGAATGGATTATTAACAGGAGTGTGCTCTAAGGTTTCTGTATCAAAGATATGGAAACCACGAGTATCATTCACGTCCGTCCAGAACATCTCATAAGGATTGCCAAGATAATGAATATCTCCTATAGACGATCGAGTGTGGTAGTGACCGCTGAAGACCTTGGAGAACTTCTCAAATAGTTTGCTCTCAATACCTTGCTCCATGACGACTGCACGATTAACTCTAAATCCTCGGAGTTCAAGGTGCCCCATCGCACATATGCTAGAAGTATTTTTGATAAGCTTGAAAGTATCTTCAGAATTTTCATCATTAATCCAAGGAATAAATGCTACGTTTAGATCACCAAGTTTTGCTTCGGTTGGTTCCGAGTACACAATAACATTTTCATACTCACGAAGCAATAAATCAATAGCATTGATATTATTGGTGTTCTTATAATATGCTGTATGATTTCCAACAACAGTATGAATGGTGACACCCATTTCACGCAAGCGGTCATAGTAGTTCTTCTGCGCCCAGGCTAACGCAGAAAAATCAATGCCCTTACGACTATCAAAGGTATCTCCCATATCAACAATGGTAGTAATTCCGTGCTCCTCAAGATAAGGGAAGAACACTTCATTATAGAACTTCAGAAAATATTCATGGAATAGTTTTGAATTCTTTCTAGCACCAAAATGTTGATCTGTAATTATTGCGACTTTCATCAATAACGCAGTTTGGAATGCACAGCATCTTTGATTTGATTGTAGTCGGAATAATTAGATCCGTCAAGAGTATTGCTATCATCAAACACTTCGCTGTAACCGGAGCGTTCAATGATTTTATTCTTGATTTCTAACTGTCTTTTCTCTCGCTGAATACGACGCAGAAAAGCGTAATGAATAATCTGAGTGAAATACGCAAAAGGATTCTGGGATTTCTCTGGGTTAAAATTATGTATATACTGAACGCAGTTCTCAATTCCGTCAGAGATCATGTCCTCTTTGAACATGTAATTGACGAAGTTTGGTTTAAATGATAGATGGTTTGCAATCTTCAAGAAACACTCCCCAATGTAGCGAGGGATAGGAGGTTTAGGAAGATCCTTTAATAATGCAATCTCTTTGTCTTCACGATACTTAATCAGTGCTGCCAGAAACTCCTTGTTATTAACATAGTGTTCCGATCTTTTTCTTTTTGCCATGCCTGGTTTTATCATAAGTTTATCTCATAATATGTATGAATTATACCACAATGGTGATTATAAAACAACACTTGACAAGGTTCTGAAATACCTGTACAATTACCTTTGTGGAGGTTGATAAGAATACTATTAAGTATCTGAGGTTTTATTAAAGATCTTCTCTAAGAGTTCTTTAGTATCATGTACGTTGCCAACATATCCCATTCTACGATTAATTTTAGTATTTGTATCTTTCTTTGATGAGCGAACATAGTTCTGATACATCATTATCATTTCTATATCATTAGATTCACTCATCGTCAATACATCATCTAGATTGATAATAAACATATCTTCAGTGGTTGTCTTTAACCAAGGTTCTACTTTATATCCAACTGTTCCTGTTTTACCTTTTATCTCATTTACAATGATTGGATTGGTAATCAATAGCATCGTTCTGCCATCTTCTTCTGAAGCAGCAACTTTAGCAAATATCTCTTCACCTGATTTTAGTTTGACTGTTGAGAAAAAATCGTCTTCTATCATACCTTTAATTGAATAGTGATTATGTCATAATTAAATTTCTCTTCATTGTAGATTTTAATTCTTTCAATAAAGTGGTTTAGTGTGTAATTTTTTCTGGACTTGGTTGAACAATCATCAGAGATGTCGTACAGAGTTGCTTTTACTTTGTCTTTTCCTTTTCTAAGAACTCGTCCAATACTTTGAAGATTACGGACTCTTGATTTACTTGGAGAGGCAAAGATAACATTATGGAGGTTTTTAATGTTGATACCAGTAGAAAAAGTTCCATAAGAGGCAACAATGATAGCGTTGTTTTCTCGTTCTGTGATTTCTCTGACTAATTCTCTCTCCTCTGCGTCTACTCCACCATGTATAAAAAATACCTTACGGTTCTCACCCTTGTTTTTATTTATCTTTTCATAGAGAACTGCTCCATGACTCTCGACTCTTTGGAAAAGAACAAGACTATTCCCTTTAAGATCAAGTGCTAGATTTTTAATAAAATTATTACGTTGTTCATGAGAGATTAAATACTGTATCTCATCCTCATAAGTATCAAATGTTTGTGGTGAGTGCTTGAGGACCAGACATTGTATATCTAATTGTGATAGATGACCTTGCTGCATCAACTCATCAGTTCTTGTTACTCTATATGACGGACCAAAGAGACCCTCTAACACCCACTTATGCGTCTGTGTGCCGTCTAAAGTTCCAGTAAAACCAAATCTATACTTTGCGTGATGTAGTTTGGTCATGATCTGTATTAATGACTTGGACTTGAATAAATGCGCTTCATCGCCTATAATTACATTATATTCCTCAAAGAAAGAACGCTCAAGTTTATATACTGATTGCCAAGTAGTGATAGTTACAGAAGCTTCATTACTTTTATCTCGACCAGAATAGATACGATGACAATATGAATCAGCATCCCAACCATAGTCTAGGAAATCCTTATACATCTGCTCTACTAGGGATGTCGTCGGAACAACTAGCAAGATTTTTTGACCTTTGTCTACATAATACCTTACGAGAGAGTAAATCATCAAAGATTTGCCTGAGGCAGTGGGAGATATCAATAGTTTTCTATTATGTTTTAGAGCGTCGAATACTCCCTCTATTTGATACTTCCTCGGAGAGTGAGAACAAATAGAACTCATATAATCTTTTACACCCTCATACGAGATACCATCATTCTCCTCATATGGTGTCCCGTAGAATTTGTTATCTTCAAACTTATAACTATATCCGTATTGCTTACAGAAATTCACAATTTTATCTAACAGACCCACATAGATCTGCTTAGAACGCATGTCATATAAATGAATTTCTCCGTTCCAATTTCTACCACGATACTGTGGCATAAACTTCGCATTTGGAACTTCAAACTTAAAATGATCCCTCAGTTCGTATTCGATATGAGGTTCAGTATTTATTTTTAGAAAAACTTCGTTGGATTTTGAAATAACAAGGTCCGTCGTTCTCACAACAATCCATTCATCTAATAATATTTATTACAGATTCTCAAACTTATATTCTAATATCATTCTATACAAAGAATCTCTCAAATACCAAAGGTGCTCCTGTTCCATTGGATGTCTGGCAGGAGCACCAGGCCAATACTTAATAGTTTCCTGTACACAATGGTGTAAAAGACGAATATCTTCTATTGTTAAATTGACTGAGTAGTCATATTCGTGACTTGGTTCGAATTCTTCATTCATTATCCTAGTCCTGAATTAAACCTCATGAATTCAATTGCGTTTTTAATTTGAAATGTACGATTAGTTATCTGCTTTAAGATACTTTCAAGATACACTAACATTGTATCGTAGTAATCTATCTTCAAACACACTTTAGACAATTTTTCATCAGCGTCAAGGTATTTCTGCATTGTATCCTTGTCACGAATCTTTTTTGGAAACGGATTTTCCACATAGACATCTGGATCTGCTTTGCCACTGAAGTATTCATACCTCTCATGACGAATATTTTTTTTCTGTTGTTCTGCTTTCTTCCGCATCAGGAAGATGGTATTATATAATTCAAAATATTTTGCGTGAAGAGAGGGAATATTCAGAGACTCCTCATGGAGGTTGTCTCTGTCTAGTTTTGCGTCTTTCTCCCACATATCTTGAATTGAATCAAGATCAAAACTCATATGGCTTTGCCGTTCAAATCAGTTATATTGTAGATAGTATACTTGAATTCGGCATCCGCTGTAAAGTACTGGATGTCCGTATCTGTAGCATCAAATGTCAAAGTTGTCAAAGATACTGGGAATAAATCTTTGAAATTAACGTTGAACTTTGGAATAAGATTGCTACTTAAAACTTGAAGAGTTCCATCAGAATAGATATCATCTCCTCTCTCATTGGTGGTTCTAGTAGGAAGAACACCACCAGATTCAAACTTATTAAACTCTGCGATAGACTCTGGAAAACCTAAACCTCTAATCCACTTTTGTATTTCCATATAGTTTTTTAGATCTTCATCAACTAAAAATCTAACAAACAAATCACCAAAAGCAATTTTATCTCCAGGTGTTGGAATGTCTCTCAAGTAGGATGGTTGATCAACTACACCTAGAGATAGATCTGGAATATTTGCTTGATTACAAAAGAATGCTGTTTTTGGACTTCTGGTAAGAGTAAACTTAAATCCAGTAGGCGCAAGAAAGTTTCTATTGTCGATCTGATTATATGAAGAATCTCTTACATCAACGACCATGACTTATCACTCAGCATGAACAGTGGCCTTTCTCCATCCACCATTCTTTCCATCAGTATTTTCCATTACAGCATTAGCGGCTGCTTCGTTATCATATTGAATTCTATCATCGTAAATATCCGTCCACCTTCTATTGCCAGCATAATATACTGTGATGGATTCATCAACAAGACTTGGTTTTTTAATATGGTGGGGCATTGTTGTCCTCAGTTGGTTTACTGCTATTTATACAAAAAAAAGAGGACCCGAAGGTCCTCTTGGAGAAATATGTGTCCGATGGATCACATGAGGTTCTTAACAGCAACGCGACGATAGTAGCGGTTCTGGTTGACCTTGAGAGCGCCGAGACCCTGGTTGGTTCCTTCTGCGAATGGGTTAGCAACGAGACCATAGCGGGTCTTGAAGCCAATCTTGGGCTGGAAGGAGTTCTCACCAACGGCACGTACCATCTGAAGGGGTACATATGGGCAGTAGAAGAGTCCAGCGTCATAAGGGTTAGTTCCCTTATAACCGACAACATAATACTGGTTACCGCCTGATGCGTTAGCAGAGGTGAGGTTGGATGAATAAGGATCGATGTATACACGATACTTACCTTGGAGAACACCAGCGAAGGTGTTACCAGTGTCATCAACGTTCAGGTTAGCGTTGAGTGCAGGGGTGTAATCGAGAACACCAGCCATGGTCAGTGCAGAAGCAACGTCTGCGGAACACATGATGATGTTGCCCTTTCCGCGACGAGTTCTTTGTGCGATCGCGTTAGCGTCACGCTCGATTTGGAACAGGAGACCCTTGAACTTCTCAACAGACCATCTGCCGTTTGAGTCGATATCCAGGTCGAATACACCAGCGTTAGCGGTGTTAGCAACAGCACCTTGCTCAGCAACCTTATAGATGGTTCTGATAACTTCGCGGTTGATTTCAGCCAAGATCTCCGTAGAGAGGATGTTGGCGAGTTCCGCTTCAGCGTTCAGACCGTGGATTGCCTTGAGGTCCTGAGCAAGCTCGAGGCTGTACTCAGCTTTCAGAGCGCGTGACTTCGCAGTAACGGTGACCTTCTCGATCGAGAATGCCATCTGGTTGAAGGCATCAGATCCTGTGCCATCAAGAGATTCTGCGCTGTCCTTACGCATACCACCACCGACAGTGTAGTCGGAGGAAGTTGCTGAACCAACAGGGTTCAGAACTGAAGGGTTAGTGCCGCTCTGGATGGTTGAACCGATACCAGAAGCAACATCAGCGAATCCGTTGGACTCGTCGAAACCTGCGTCCTGACCAGAGAAAGTGGTGTCGGGCTCGTTGAAGAATGCCTCAGAACCACTCTGGTTGGTGTAGCGGGAGCGCATTGCGAAGATCAGTCCAGTAGGACCGCTCATTGGCTGAACACCTGCGAGGTCATATGCGACCAGGTTAGGCATTGAGCGTCTGATCAAGGAGATCAGAACGGGGTCAAAACCGGCGGTAGGACCACCAGCTGCGGATCCACCCTGGAATCCGTCTGCACCAACAGAATTGGTTGGTTGCTCAGTCAGCATTCCACCTTGCTCGAAGGAGGATTGCTCACGAAGGAATTTTTCTTGGTTTTCTAACAGGACAGCGGTTACCGCCTTACGATGGGAATCTTTGATTGGATCAAGACCCTCATAGTTGAGGAGAGGTGCCCACTTTTCCTGCAGATGCTCGGATTGGAACATTTGCTTTACAGATAAAGTGTTTAGTTTGATTTAATGTTAAATTCAGTTATTTACCAAAAGAACCCATGGTTCTGAGGTAGCGATCCATTGTGTTTGAAACAAACTCAGGGGATTCGTCTACACCTTCTGAAAGGGTTTCAGTTTTGGCAACTGGTGCCTTGCCGGAGAAATATGACTCCTTCAAGGTTTCCAGTTTTTCACGATATTCGGTTTCACTTTCAAACTCTACACTTTCGGCAAGTGAGGCGAGCTTCTCTTTCTGAGTGGCAGCGAGGCCATCAGAAACTGACTCAAAGATACCATCAGCAACCGACTCTGCGAGGCGCTTGTTAAGGGAAATGTTCTTCTCGATCTGCTCGTTGAGTTTTGTCTCCATGTCATCAAGTTTGTCTACCATAGACTCAAGGACATCATATTTGTCTTCAGGGATTTCTACATAATGTTCTTCAAAAAGACTCTTCATTCCAGTAAGGAATGATTCAGTCATCTCAGTCTTAAGTGCCTGTTCGATAACGAGGGCATTTTCAGTAAACCACTCGTCAGCGACATACTCCAAATAGGAGTCAACACGCTCACCGAGTCCTACTTTTGCTTCCTCGATCTCTTCAGAAAGTTGAGCAGCATATGCTTGCTCTAACTCTTCTCTAATACCGGCAGCCTTAGCATTGATTGCTGCTTCAAAGATGGTCTTTGCCTTTTCTCTGAATTCTTCGGAAAGATCTTCGCCACCGAGAAGTGCATTAACATCTTCTTCGATGTCATACTCAGCAACCTCAGTAGTCTCTTCTTCAGAAACTACTTCATCGGTTACTGTCTCTTCTTCTTCGATGGTGTCTTCGGTGGAGAGTTCCTCGTCTTCCTTCATACCTTTAGGCATTGGATCTGCCTTACCAGCATTCTTGGTTACTACATCCTTAACTTGCTTAAGGGTCGCACCGGGTTCTTTCAGCTTTGCTGAATCATCATCGGGCTTGTAGTTTTCTGGCGTAGGACCGCCGAGATCTTCGACACCCGCCAACTGAGTTCCGGGATCCGCCATTTTAGGCATTGGATCTGCGGGCTTCGCGTTAGCATTAACAGCGGTGCGAGATTGGGGTGTCTTTACTTCCATTTCTTGTAATTTCTTACCACGAGACATTTGAACTCTCCGATTTACCGGTTATTAAACTATATTTATTTATAAAATTAAAGATTAGAAAGAAAATCATTAAATAAATTTAACTTCTTCTCATCTAATGCGCTTTGATCAACCAGAGTGTTGATCTCTCTGTATGTTTTCTGTGCATACTTTTCACGAAGGATGCCACCATCCCATACCCAGTCTTTACCTTCCATAATTCCCTCAACAAATGCATCGGGAGCAGAAGGATCAGCAACGATGTCAGCAGCAGTTGCCAACATAAAATCGTCACCGACAATGTTAACACCCTCACGGGTCTGCTTTAATGAACCAATACCTCTGGAAGAAACACCAAGTTTTACTCCATCTTCAACTAAAGCAGAAGCAATCTTACCCATTGGGGTATTCAAAATCTTTGCTTTACCGATGAAATTTGAACCACTTTCTCTAAGTGATACAATTTTATGTGAAACTCTGTCGAGGTTTACAGTAGGACCATCGGGATGTCCAAGTTCTCCAAGTGCTCTGCCTGACTGAACATTCGATTCATTATAACGAGAAACTTCCTTGCGGAGAGTTTCCATGGGATACATCCGACCATTGCGGTTCTTGATGTTTCCTTGGAGAAAAACCCCTTCAATATAAAGAGATTTCTTGCCGTTCTTTTGTTCGACAATGAATTCTACTGATTCGATCTCTTCTCTGATAAGTTTCATGGTACTCTGCTTAGATTCTTTGAACTTGTTGATAATGAAGGGTTCCACTTCCGTCGCCATATGCGGCAACCATAAACGAACCTCTTAGTTCTGCATATCCAGGACCAGGAGTTTGTGCGACATAGTTGGTATGAATACCAGAAGAATCGTGATTAACAATAATTCTAGTATTGAAGAACCCACCTACACCTGCGGTTGTATTTACCGAGTCAACAATCTTATGTGTAAAGGTCAGATAAGATGGAACACCGGTCAGAGTGACGGCATCACCAACTTCAAACGGTTGACCTGTTCCCTCGGGGAAGTCAATAATTGTTGTAGTTCCAGTGGTAACACCAACTACTCTTTGAGCAGAGACTTTACCTATACTAATAATGTCGTCTTCACCCGCATGAACATAAAAATTAGTCGTTGCTGCTGTTGGAAGAGTTCCAATAGCAATGTGACAACCGGCACCTTTTGATACCACTCTTAAATATTCAGACTGGTGTACAGTCTGATCAACACCCCGCCTATTAGCTCCACTGGCAATAGGTAAGGCGGAATTAATTCCTACTGGGTTTAACGCCGACATTATGCTAGAACAATCATTTACTAGTTATTTATTTATTTTATTCTTCACCCTCTTCTTCCTCTACCTCATCCTCGGTTTCTTCTTCAGAATCGAGTTGATCAACAACATCTTCACCATCGAAAACAGCAGATGCTACTTCGGGGCGATATGCGTCAATTCTTTCGGCAGATTTGGAGAAAAGAAATTCTTTAATCTTGTCACTGATTTGTGATGGAGACTCATCACTAGCGACCATATCCAAGAGGTCATCCATATGTGGTGTTAATATGCAACATAAGAGTATTTATGTATCAAATCTCTCCACCTTTTGGCATCTCTGGTGCCTCGGTCGCAGATCCATCTGCCTCTGGTTCCATAGGAACTGCTCCCAATTGACTGTTTGCTTGGTCAAGTGGTTGCCCAGTTTCAGGATCTACAGGTATACTTGGATCAGGAATGATACCTTTTTTAATTTCATCCTCAATCAGTTTATCCTGTTCAAGGATTTCCATGTCCGTTTGACGCAGGATCTTACGGCGAACATAATCTTGTGAGTAATACTTACCAACATAAGGTTCTGCAGTCTGAACCATTGTCAGTCTCTCATTCATGAGTTCTGATTCTTTCAGTTCAGAGAAGTGGTTGTCATAGAGGAAGTCATACTGAATATGCTCACTCATTCTCTCCCAATCTTCTGGAGTAATAATGTTCTTCAGGATCAATTGGGTCTTCAGCATGTCATTAAACATGTTGGAGAATCTCTTTCTTAAACGACCAACAAACTTAGTAAACTTCAGTTCGTCTCTGAGGATTTCGGAGGACCTACCGAGATTAAATCCACCTTCGCCATCCATACGAGACGGGGGCACGTTAAGTGATCTGTATAACTTTTTCTTAAAATACTCAATGTCCGTGATTTCTCCAAGGTTTTGTCCTCCTGGAAGAGTAGTAATTTCAGTACCACGTCCTCCTTCTCTGCGAGGAAGCCAGAAATCCTCAAGCATTGCCATGTATTTCTTGTCATCACGGATCTCTCCAGTGTCAGCATTATACACAAGTTTGTTGCGATAGCGCATCATGACATCACGAAGGTATTGTTCTGCCTTCATTTTAGGCAGATTACCAACATCAATGTAGAAAATTCTGCGTTCTGGTGCTCTGGACAAGCGATAGATGACCAGTGAATCCTCAATCATACGAAGTTGATTGAGTGATTTAATTGCTTTGTGTAGATAGGAAAGTGTATTTCCTTTATTTCTGTCTACCAGTCCAGATGTACAGTAGGTGATTGCATCAGCAGCAATCTTAATACCTTGACTTGCTCCCGTCTGAATTGGATTAGCAGAGGGATATCTTGGTTTGGGATTGTAGAGAAAATATTCCTCAATCTGAGGGAAGTCATAATCCATTGGATCATTCTTCAATGGATTGAGTTTATTTAATTCTTTCGCTTTGTCTTTCTTTTGTGTGCGGACATGGCGCATCTTCATTGCGTCAATATAACGCAACTCTTGAATGCCCTCGTGAGGGTTTTTCAGATCAACGACTTTATGATAGTAAATGCGTCCGTCAATATACCAATTCCTGTAAATTTCATGGCATTTCTTATCAAAATCTAGAAGATCAAGAATGTATTTAAATTCAGATCTAATTTTTTTCTTAATGCCATCGCTGGCATTCAGATTAGAAAGTTCAATCTCAACAGGACTATCATTCGTATCAGAAACGATTGCCTCATTTACAATATCTTCAATAGCACTATCACACTCGGGGTGTAGTGACATCTCACGATATCGTTTGATCAGTTCAAACTCGGTTCGATAAACACCTTCAAGGTCAACATAAGAACCAAAAAAACCACTACTAGCAAAGTGGTCAACCCCATCCTCATTATTCTGAGGAATAGGGGAGACTGCTCCGGTAGATAGTGGTTCTGTGTCCTCTATCGAGAACCCAAACAATTTTGACATTATTTAATTTAACCTAAGTTTCTACTATTTATTAACCGTTAGGACCGCCTGCTCCGCGAACGGAGAAGGTCTGAACCTGGAAGGTAACGGTGAATTCTTCAATTGTATCAGAAGAATCGTAGCTCAGATCGATAGAGCTAACTTCTGTTGGGAAGATGTCTTCAAAAACATATTCCTTCAGAACGGAATTTGATTCACCACCGTTGTCCTGACTGCTAGAAGTAGAACCTCTACCAAGTTGATAAACAGTTGCGTTTGCCATGTAGGCACTTGGGTCAGTGGCACCAAGGTTGTTATCCAACTTAGCGATGCCTTCCATCCACTCTTCAAATGCGTTTCTAACTGCAAAGTTTTCGTCGTTAATGACGGTTACAGTCCAGGTATCAACAGATCTGTCTCCAGCAACCTTGAAAATACGACCCCTAAATGGAACATCGATGTTTGCGATTGTCGAAGCAGGCAACTGAGCTGCCTTACACATGAATCTAAAGTTATTGGGATCCCAGTCTGCGTTTGCAGCAGCGGTTGGGAATGTAGTCAACTCTACCTCAAATAGATTGGGGCGGGCACCGCCCCCCACTAGTGCTGACTTAAACTGAGAAATAGTTTTATTTTCTCTTGAAGTTGCCATGGTTGCTATCCTCCTTTAGTTATTTAGCTCTAAGATCAAACTCTGCCGACCACTTCTTCAAAGTCAACGCCAGTCCGCGTTGCTACGAAGGTAAGTGTGACATAGTTAATAGACTTCGCAGGCTTCAGGAAGATGTCTGCCCTGAACTCATTGTTATCAATGACATCAGGAGTGTTGTTTGTCGTATCGCAAACAACCAGGAATCCGAAGAGTCCTCTCTTCGCCTGAACATCGCGGAGATATGGTTCAACGATGTTTCTAAAGTTTGCTCTGGTCAGTTCGTCGTTGAGTTCAAAAAGTTGTGCCTCTGCTGCCTTCTGCAATGCTTGCTCGACTGTCAGGAACAGACGGCGAACATTGATTCTATCGAAAGCGGAAGCATAACCCAGAGCGGTCTTATCGCCAAAGAGGAGAGTTCCTAATCCAGGTTGAGTAATAACCGAGTTAATTCTCTGTGGATAGAGTTTGTCTCTTTGTGCCTTATTGGGGTTGTAAGCAAGTTTGACAGCGTTGTTGATAATACCGCGCTGTTGACCTGCGGGAGAGAACCAAGGATAAGCAACAAGGTTAGTTCTTACCATCAATCCAGCAATGTCACCATTACATGGAATATAGCGGAATTTGTTATTGAATCTGTCATACATGTACTTGTAACCAGAATCAAACACTGCGTAAGAAGAAGACTGCAGTGAACTAAAGAAGTTGATCAGATTGTTAGTCTGTGTATCATCATTGGTTACGTTGACCAGATTTGCTCTGTGTGCTCCAACTGTAGCAACACAATCCTTTCTGCTATTTGCGATAGAGATCAGTTTGTTTGCTTTTGCTTGCGATTCAAACTCATTATCAAATCCACCAGGACCCATGATCAAGAAGTCAACTGCGATTTCCTCTCTGTTAGAGAAAAGATCGTACCCAGTCATCACACTTCCAAGAGAAGGACGCATTCCGCCATTGGAGGAATAGTTCTCACCACCGGTTAGAGTGTAAGATGTGTTGCCAATGGATGCGAAAGTTACACCTTGAGCAGCTTGGTTCCAGAGACCGTCTCCAGTAGAGACCGGCACAAACGCGGTAGACTTGACACCAGAGTAAGTGGTGAATCCAGTTGCTCTAGGAGCAGTTCCGTGATAAGTGTCAATTGCGTTAGAAGGGTTGCCTCCTGCGTAGATGTACTCGGAGAAGTCTGCGAGATATGACTCGTAGAAGATCTTCTGAGGTGCATTAACATTAGAGACAGCATCAGATGCTTTGGAAACACTGATGTGTTTTTCAAGGATGTTTCCTCTGATACCAGTGATTGTTCCGGTGTCATCAACAACTACAAGGTGAGCAGCGTCGTTATAACCCTGTCTATCAGTAACGTATACGTTTGCAGTGGGTTTTGGTGCAAGTTCTTTCCAGAAGATGGTTGCATTATCCAAACCTAAGGTCTGTTGATCATACCAGTCAATCGCACTTGTTGGAGTAACCGCAGCTGATGCAGACCCACCAGTGTTAACACCAGCACTGTTTACATATCTCAGTGATGATGTTGTCTTAATAGATCCGAAGGTTGTTCCTTCAGTGTAATTAACTCTTGTTTCAGTTGCTCCACCACCGACTGTTTCTACACGAGAAACCAGTTTAACTTCGATTGTGCTGTTTCCGGCAGCGGCGTCAGTCTTAATACCAGTGATGATACCCTTCAGGTATCCGTTGAACGCTGAAGTCGTTCCAAGACCAGCAATAACTACTCCAGAGAGAGCAGCAGTAACACCGCCACCAACTACAGCACCCTGAGCAGCAGGGTTAGTAGTTCCAATGCCGATGATTTGGTCTGCCATGTCGTCGATCCAGCAAACCTTCATTGAGTTTCCCCAACGGCCTGGATTCTTAGCAGCGTAAGTAAAGTTTGTTGATTCAGTGTAGTTATTAATATAGTCGTCGTAGTTCTTGATCTTTAGAGAACTAGAGTTTTGAGCAGATACACCAGCGTTTGCGTTTACCAGCGAATCACCATCAACTCTGACAACTTTAAGAATACCACCGTATGACAGGTAAGAAGATGCGGTCATCCAGTATTCATACTGGGCATCGGTTGAGAGAGGCTTACCGAAGTACTCGATAAGTTCTTGCTCAGTCGTAACGTCGATAGGATCTTCGACGGGTCCAATTTCAAAAGGTCCTGCAACAGCACCAATATTATCTAAGACATTATCAGCTCTTCCTACGGTTAGGTCAACCTCCCTGGTTAATACTCCAGGAGATAATTGAGGAGTCGCCATGTTTTGTTTCTCCGTGATCTCAGTTTATCTGAAATTATTTAGAATTATGAGCACTTTCAGTGGGGAAACATGGCGTGAACTACCAATCTGGATAGTCCCAATCCAAAAATGGTGTTTGTTTCTTTCTAGTATCTATAATTCTTTTGATCGTACATTCTTTACATTCATATGAATATGATGAAGCAACTGCCCCTCTGTTCTTTCTAGTTCTATAAAAACCATCAATCAAGTTTTTAGTTTCACCACAAATTCTACACCTCCTATCTTGTAAGAGAAGGTGTCCAAGTTTGATCTGTCCATCAAAATCCATTATGATAGATAGTCCCACATAAAAGATCTATCTCCATACTCGTCAGTAAACCATCTGTCTCCATCCTTATCAACGAAAGTCTCATCATCAAGACCATTGTTCAAAAAACCGAATGGTGCCATATCTTGTTCAATTTGATTTTTCTGCTCTTCATATAATCTCTTACGAACATCCTGATCAGTCAGTTCTTTGAAGTAGTCCATCTGGACCAACCAAGCATAGATGACAAGACACATTGCCAAGTCATCATTACATCCTTCTTCTGCTTCAAAAGAGTTGCTCTTGGAAATGAAAGTAGTCAATTCCGATATAATCTCATAATCATTGAATATAAGTTTGTCACTCTCAATCATTGCTTTGAGATTGAGTGATCCTACCTTCTTGACAGTCTTACTCATCTTGACACCAAGTTGTGTCTTCTTACCGGAGAAACCCTGTCCGACAATCTGACCTGCTCTACCTCTCATAGAACACATTAGTAAGTTTTGATATTCTAGATCATACTGAATAATACTTGCTACTTGATCTCCAATATCATTTACCTCGCATAGGATAAATGCGTTGTTATAATTCTTTGCTACATCATAGATGATGTTGGGGAACAACATTGGTTTAATATCATTGTTCCTATATTTGGCAACAATTTTATGTGGGAACTCTGTAATATCAATTACAACAAAAGCAGAGTAATCTGCTCCAACACCTCTTGCCACATCAACAGTCATTACATAGTCATGTCCTTTTATTGTTGGTTGATATACATCTAACCCAGCGTTCTGTGTGATTGGTGTTTCATATACCAAGGATTTTAATTTACTTGGGGCAATCAGAGTATCAACAGATCCAAGGAACTCACACTCAAACTCAATCTTGAACTGCTGCTCTGAAGTGTTTGCGATTGTTTGTTCTTTCCAAAGATCATCTCTACCAGGAACCTCTGACCAATGAACGTCGGTTGGTACATATTCATTTTTAGATTTCTCCGCATCATGCCACATGCGGTAGAAATGATTCATTCCGTGTGGCGTCGAGACAATAATAACTTTAGTGCTTTTACCAGAAGTAATAGTAGGATAAACAGAGGCAAAAAACGAATCAGCAATATGATTTGGAACGAATGCAAATTCGTCCAAAAACAAAATATTGAATGACATTCCTCGAACAGCTGAGGCAGAAGTTGATGCAGCCAAGATTTTGGAACCATTTTCTAACTCGATATTACCTTTGTTCCATACTAAAATACCCTGCTGCATCCATTTTGGCAAATTCTCATATGCCGTTGCTAATCTACCCAACAACTCTCTTGCTGTGGATGCTTTGTTTGCCAGGATTCCAATATTAACACTATCATTAAACAATGCATAATGTAAAAGGTAAGATACGACAGTGGTAGACTTACCAGTCTGTCGTGGCATCTTACAGATATTGAATCTGTTTTCGTGGAAGTTGTTGATCAACTTCTTTTGGAAATGATATGGTTTGAACGGAACCAAACCTTCATCAAGAGAAACAATTTTGACGTATCTCTCTGCGAAATAAACTGGATCCTCCTTACACCGAACAAACTCAAGAACTTGGTCTTGAGTAAATTCGATGGCAGTATTTGCCTTCTTTAGATTAGGATTACCAAGATATACATTATCAGGCATAATTTAATCAGCAGTTCCAAGCTCTGAGGGACTTATTGATTCTGCTATCTGGATCTCTCGCAGTTTTAGCAGAAGTCAACTTCTTCTTCATACCTCTCATTCTCGCACAAAAACTCTTTCTACGAGGGTTCCCAACTTTCTTTGAAGGTGCTTTAAGATTGCTTCCTGGGTTTTGACGCTCATACGACTTCCTTCCTTTTTCATTTAATCCTCCAGATTTGTTTTTACCTTCTTTTTTGGTCCACGAAGCACCTTCAGTATACAGTAGTGGTTCTCCTGGATTGTGTTCAGAAACTTGATAACTTCTGACTTTACCACCAGGATATACTTTTTCAATTTGATCCTGAACATCTGATCTGCTAGGCATCTTCACAGATGGGAAGAACATTTGAATAGAATACATTCTGCCTCTAAAGGTGAGAATGACCATTACAATATTACCAGTTCTTTGTGGAATCCTTTGTGCCTCTTTTACCAAATCGGGGCAAGATTTTTTACCATGAACTGGGCATTCCTCACCCTCATGGTTGTGAACACATCCTTTCTTCTCATCAATCTGTTCGACCTCTTCTTTCTTGACGCAGTTTGGATATCTCTTTCCAAACATTGTCTTCATACCTTTCTTCTTATATCCCTTCCAGCACTTCTCATCGAGTTCGTACTCGGTCTCTTCCTTCTTTGTGCTATTGCCCCAATTAGCAGCACCTTTCTTACGACACTTCACAAGGGCACCAGAGGCATACGCTGAAGGCCATACAGAATAGCGAGACTTTACTTTATGGTAGCAAGCGTCTTTCTTACCTTCTTCGATGTCAATTTGATCACCGACCTCTACATCGTTATCTTCAAACCAACCTCTGTTTACTTCCAGGGCACAGAGAACTTCACCATCAGATGATACTGGACTCTCCTCAAGTGGTTCTAATTGTTTGATACTCTCAATTGTTCCATCCTCTCCGATGAAAGCAATATCAAGAGGAATTTTTGTTTCTGACATATGGAATGACTGCTTTGCAATATCATCAAAAATGAAAAGCATTCCACTATTTTCTTCGAGACTTTCACGGAACATCAGCCCCAGATTGAAATCTCTGATGTTATTTGGGACTTCAATTTGAAGCGGTAGTGTTGTAAATTCTTCAGTATTCACGTTAATTGCCTTCCCTTTTCTATTTGGATTTGGATCTTTTTTATTCTTTCTACGAAACGCTGCTTGCTCTTCATCTTTAGAGAGGTTGCGTTTCATTTTACTGGAACCACATTTTGGTTTTGTGGTTTGTCCTGGTTGCTTGGCGCAAGGTTTTCCAGCGTATTTCCCACCCAGTTGAACCCAACCAGGCTTGCCATCACTAGACTTA